TGTCCGCGCAGGTTATGTCGCCTGAAGTGGTGAAGGTTCCTCCTGCGAGATAGAAGAACATGGTAAGGACAGAAGCCAACCCGACTCCGGAAATTACATATTTCTTGCCCTTGGATACGTACTTGTAGTAAGCCGTCTTCCCAAGAGTCTTCAGTTTCGAAGTCAGAGTCGATAATGCCATTCAGATCCCCGGCAGCCCCTCGTAAAGCGTTATCGTGTATTCGACGGAATTCACAGAGTTCACGAGATAAGTGAATACGAACCTCGCCACTTTGACCTGGAAGTTCCCGTCCATGTAGTTTCCAACAGTAGTCGCATCCCACTTGGGGCTGTAGTAGGTTATCGTCGACTGGAAGCCGTTCTGAAGCGCGTCTATCGTCGCGATCCAGTTCCATAAAGTCGCTTCCGTGTCGGAGTTGTAAATTCCTTTGATGGTTATGATCCTTTTCACGCCTTCGTAGTCCTCGACGGTGTTCGCCTTGGAAGTGCTCAAAGGGTAGCTGGTCTGGTACAGGTCAGAGAACTCGCTATGTTCCTCGCTCTGGACGTTCCCCAAATCTATGAGATTAAGCATGTAATTGGTCATGGGTAACCCCTCTGCCCCACTTTGGACATTATCATGTCAGCGTAAGGGTCTGAATTCGTGCTCGGAAAAGCGGCGCTATTTATCTTGTTCGGCTTCGAGAATGTGACCCCTCCCGCATAAGAAGTCCCCTGGTATCCGAGCGCCTCTTGCATCTGCCTCTTTACCGCATCGGCGAATCCCCAGCCAGTTCCCACCCACGTGGTCAGATCCTCGAGCGGAGTTACTATGCTCGTCTTTATCGCTTTTGATTCGAACGCCGCCGAAACGTCAGCATCCTTTAGGCTTTTGACCATGCCTTCGAACATTATCCCGGTTTCGTTCTGCGCGGTAGCAAGAACCATACCGAGTTGCGTATCGAGTATGTTCGTGGAAGTGTCTATGAAGCTCTGGCCGCCGGACCTTATTGAATCCCCGAGCGCTTTGAAAGCGTCGCCCACGAACGGAACATTAGCAAAGGCCGTTCCCATGATGTCCGCAAGGCCGCCCATCGCTTTCGAGAAGACCTTCACGTTGACGTCCAGGATCGGCTTCAACAGGTATTCGGCGCCCGTTGCGAACGCGGCCAAAGCGCCTTCCGTGTCAACTGCTTGCAGCATCGCGCCTCCGGCCCTCATCGCGGCCATCGCTTTCTGTATGTAGGGTCTCATGAGGATGTTGAAAAAAGTTCCGATCGGTCTCATTATGTAAAGCAAAGGCATCAAAGCCACTCCAAGAATATCGCCAAGCGGTTTGACCATGAGCATGATGAGCTTTCCTATTGACCCCAGAACCCCCTGCAGAATGCCTGAGGATTTCACCAGGAGCGCGATCGACCCGGCGATGCCACCCATTATCCCGACCATTTTGAGCATCGGATTCGCCAAATTCCCCACTATTCCGCCGATTCCCGTGGAAATCCCGCCGCCTGACCCCTTCAGTCCACCTACCGCCCCGGATATGGCTGTTTTCAGGTCTGCGAGCATCCCCCTTCCCAGGTTGACGTTTATCCCGATCGAGCCTTCAAGCATGTTTCACCTTTTCCTGATGTCCTGCTCCTGCTTCTTTCCTGCCTCTTCGATGTACGTTATCAGCGAGTCGACGAGTTCCGCCGGCATCTCGTCAACATCGACTGGTCTCCACCCGAACTCCTTGGCCAGCAGGTAGTAGTTTCGGATTTCTATGACGTCCTCCATTACTGTGCTGCCGAGCTGGATCGCGTTTCTGATTCTTTTTTTTTATCCTTGGATGTCTTGTTGAACTCCTCGAGCTCGTCGGCTATGTCCTGGATCAGCACGCCGTCAATTAATTTCAAGTCCTGCTGGTTCTTCACTTCGAACGGCGCGGATTCGACCCCGAACTTCAGCAGTAAGAAGACGTACTTCTCCTCGTCGACTTCCGTCTGCTGGATTCCCCCGGCGAACTTTATCGTCCGGCTGTCTTTCCTGACCGTCATCCTCTCGCCGAAACTGAGCCTCTTTATCACGACTTTTTCAGGCTTCCCGTTCCAGTCTATTTCCATTACTTGCATCTTCGCTTCCATATCTCACCCCTTGGTGTTCAAAGCCCATTGGCCTGATCATCAGTCGAACGGCGTTGTTGACGTCGCGTCCTGCCCTATCGCCGTGCAAGTCCTTCCGAATCCCGTCATCGTCTCTATGATGAGTTCGTTCGGGGCGCTTGGCGTCCTTTCTGTTTCGAACTTGACGCCCGTTATGGCTATGTTCAGGTGCCTCTCGTTCGCTCCAGATAGGCCGTTCGTTATGTTTATCGTCAGGGAGGTTTCCGCGATCGTCGCGTTCGGAGCTGCTCCGGCTCCGTAGAACGCCTCCAATTCGGCCGAATTCTCGAATGTGTGCTCGTATGTGAAGTTGTGCTCCCTGAGTCCGCCCACTTGCGCGTTATGGAACCTCGAACCCAGTCCCCAGACTTCCAAAATATTGTTCTTGAGCGTATACTCCACCCTCTGGACGTTCGCTATAGTTGACGCGTCCGGCCTGTCCACGCTGCAGTTTGCGAAGGTAAAAGGCACTTCCGCGTCCACCACGTTCGATGTCAGGCTCGAGCCTTCGGATTCGGTTTTGTAGAAGAAAGTCGCCCGAAACTTGAAAGTTTCCCCGATTGCGCCGCTTACATTCAACTCGTCGCATTTGCACCCCAGCAGCTTCCTTATCGAGTCCGTTGTTCCGAGATCCGACCCGACCTCGATCGTCATGCTCGGCAAGGCGGTAGCTTCGGAATACGTGTGGTTGTACGGCGCGCTGCTCGCAGTCGCCGCGGCCCCCCATGCTATTGCGAACCATCTCGTGTTACCAAGTGTGCCTTCGACCGTGAGCCTGCCTTCGTATTTTCCTTCCAAAAATGCCGCGTAGTTCCTGCTTCCCAGGGCGCCGACTTTAATCAGGTTGTTCTTCGGCTCGATTGTAAACCTGAGATCATGGCCGAACGAGTAGCTCGTCCCGCCCGGATCAGACCCGAAGGTCGCCTCCTTCCTCCAGATACCGTAAACATACGCGCCGCTTATTGGGTTATCCGACACAAAAATCACCTCTTATTTTTTCCAAAATTTCATCTTCCTTTAATTTATTTGTTCTGAAAACTATGCAATCCCATCCATATTTTTTGAAATGCTCAATCCTTTTTTGAGGATAGTCTTCAGAATGATGAATCGTATTCGCGACTTCAATGCAAATTTTTTGACCATTACAATTAACGAAATCTGGGTTTTTGAAACCTATTAAAAATGATCCATTTCCCGTGTATTTGTAAGGCAAATTATATTTTTTGATAATTCCCATCATCTGTTTTTCGAGCGATGTTGGCCGTTTTATCAATCCCTTCACAATCGCCTTAATTTGTCGTTCTCTGATTTCTGGATTTTGCCAATGTTTTTTTGATGTCAATCTAAGTTTATTTATTGTTTCCTTAGAAAGTTTTCGCCCTTTGAGCGAATCCCAATATGGTTTAAAATTCAATCTTTCATTTTCCGTTAATTTTCGACCTCTTCTGGCGTTTAATTCCCCAGTTAAATATTTACCAAAATTCTCGGGTCTGCCTTTTCTGGATGCTTTATATTTTTCAAGACCACCTTCGCTCATCCATTCCGAGTGAGGGCGGCCTTTATTGTGTGGAATTATTCCTTTTTCAAAGCATCCTTTCATTCCGTTTTTGTAGTGAACTTTGTAATTTTCTCCTTTCAGTCCTTTGTTCCAAGGAATTCTCACGTTCAACCGCCCTCCAAAGATTTTAAAACATTCAACCGCTCCAGAATCCTGTCGCGGAGATCATAAGTCCTGACCAGGTCGCCTTTCCTGGCTTCAATCTCTTTTATCAGGTCGTTCGTATTGCCCGAGCCGGCCTGCTTGGACAGTATCTCGTTGACCAGCTCTTTCTTGTCGGTGTCCTTCGCCCCGGACTCCCTGCCTACTTTCTGCAGGTCCGCCATCTTCATTTTCTCCAATTCTTCCCTTGAGTACATGACCATCCCTCCTAACTCGTGCCTTCGAATATAAATGGTATCTCGACATCTATGTTCGAGTATACTATTTCCTTCTTGTCGGTCGGCAGCTTGCTGAAAGGCCCCATCGCCACCGGGACTATGAGGTTGAAGTTGTAAAAGCTCTTCTTGTTGGCCAGTATCTTGTTCTTTATCTCGGTCAATGTGTTCCTGACCTTTACATCGTCGATGTCATAGACCGTTATGCTCTTAAGAATCGATAATTGCGTCAGTCCCGCGCCTAAGGCTATTTCCTTTCCGACTGCGCTCACGTCGGTTATGTTCACCAGCGGTATGTTGCTGAGTTTCACGTCGGCCCTCGGGTAGTCTGCGACCACCCACGTCCCGTCGGAAATGGTCGTCCCGTAATGGTAGACTATCGCTACCGGGTCGTTCAGAGTCGCCCCCGTGACGAGAGTTATCGTAGCAGAGGTCCCGCTTATAGTTACGCTGTAGTCGAACCCGAACGATTTGAGCACGCTGTTGACCGTGACCGACTTTATGTTGGTTATGCACGAAACGCTGATCGTGAAAACGGTCTGGCTCGCGGTGGCCGTGAAGTTCGCTGTAGCTGTCGTCCCCCTGGACTTGCTGTCCGTGAGGTTGTTCCTCAGGAACCACCTCAGCTCGTCGCTCGCCGACAAAAGGTTTATCTGGCTCATGCCAGCCTCCCGAGCTCTGCACGGATTCTTTCAGGCAGGTATTTTCTCACTCCCGCGTGGAGAGCGGGCCTGATGAACGGCTGGGGGTTCATTTTAAGGGTTCCAAATTCAACATAACTGTTATGAATGAGAATACCGGCCGCATAATATGAATTCTCCCCATCTATCGTGAAATCGTAAATCCTTCCTATGTTTTTCGCACCATCTCTTATTTTTGTCATTTTCTTTATCCCCATTATTTTTCTCGGTTTAAACACATCAAGATTCACTTCAGGCAATTCGCAATCCAGTTTTCCATGAGTGACATGTGCATGGCATCTCCTGCACAATGTCACGAGATTATTTTCATCGCTATTCGTCTTATTCTTATCTCTATGGTGTATGATTAAATCAATGCTGGAAGAGCATATTTTGCATGCGTTATTATCACGATTTTTTATCTTGCGCTTTAACGATTTATTGAATCTCCAATCATACGGCAATTTGGAAATTCCCCCCCTCCACTGTGAATTGTTAATTCCCTGATAATGAATTTTTTTGTCTTCAGATAACTTCCATCGCTTTCCTTTTGCCAAATCATGTCTTCCATATTCATGTCTGCATGATAAACTGCAATATTTTGGATTTCTGAATTTTAATATCGAATTATTTACTTTAAATTCTTCTCCGCAAACGCATGTGAATGATGTTTTATTCGAATCATGAGTATCTGCATTGTTGGCTCTTTTTGTGAATATATAATCATCAGTAGTAAGATTCTTTGCCTCTTCCCAGATAAGATTTTTATCTCTTAGAATCAATATTAGATGGTTCTCGGTAACTATCAATGGGTTCCTTCTGGTGTGCGCCGTAATTTTTACAAGATTCATTTTCTTTTGATAAAATCTATGTCTTTTGATTATTTTATGGGGTTTGCCATCCTTTGACATGATGTATTTGGAGGGGTAATTCCCTATCGTATGCGATGTATGTTCAATGGGTTCATAAACTGGCGTGTATGCTCCATAAACGCAGGCATACTCGGTATTCGCTCTTAGAAATATCCTGTCCTCGGTGATCTCGGTTTCGATACTCGCCCTTAATCTTCCCGTGTCCACCGGGCACAGTCTCTTGGCGTGGATTTCTATGTCCGCTTTCGCTTTGATTATCGCGATCCTGATCGCCGCTATGACCTTGTCCATGTCGCCGTTCATCTTAATTCCCCTTCTCATCCGCATTCCGGACATTTAGCGTTGAAGTCCGTGCGCTTGAATTTGTTATCCTCCGTGGTGTGGCGCGTCCTTTTCTGCATGTACGCGCATCTTCCGCATTTGCATTTCGGGCATTCCATTTAAGTCCCCCAGTAGTAGAGTTCGCTGACCCTGTATATGCCATGCCTGTCGATCTGGTTGTGAATCTTGAAAACGTAAGTCCCGTCGCCCATGACTATAGTGACCTTGTCGCCGACCTTTATCGTCGAGTCGTTCCGGTAGAGGATGATCGTTTCCTTCAGCTGCATCAAGCCCATCTTCTCCCTTAATTTCTCGTCGGCTTTCTGGACGTAAATTACCGTCTGGGAAAAAGGCGTCCCTTCGGTAAAGGTCTTGTTCAATCTCTCGTCGGTTGTCTCTGTGATCGGCGTTATGGTCGCGGTTATTCCAAGGTCAGATAGCATGTTGTCTATGAAATCGGAGTTGGTTATCCCCATCCCTGAAAGGCTCATCTCGAATCCCCCGTGCTGAAGAAAAGTACTCTGGGCTTCCTTCCGATCCGGTCAAGAAGGTACTCGGCCTCTTCCCTCAAAGCTTCCATGTTGGCCTTTCCCCTGTCGTAGAAATCGCCCTTGTTGAACGATTCCTCAGGCAGCGAGTAGCTGTTGGCCCTGTTGTATTGGCCGCCTAAGAACGTAAGCCACATCCTGATCCCGGCCATGCATGTCGCGAGGTTCGAGACGGACGACGGAACCGTCGTGTACCCGTAAGTGTACGACACCTTCACGTTGTTGGTCCCCTTGGCGAAGCTCGCGGTTTTAAGCGCGATCTTGCCGTTAGGTGTGGCCGTGTTCGTCAGTGGGTCGTTCGAAGTGGTGAGCCAGTAGTCGGTCGTGTCGTAAGTGCCTGCAGCCACTTGGACGGCGGTCAAAGTCCCGAAGGTGTTTATTGAATTGCCGTCCATGTCTATTTCTTTGAAAAGCGTTATGCTCTGGACCGGGAAGTGGTTGAGCTGGATCGTGCTCTGGTACTTGTCGGTTATGTCCTTGTCCTTTATGGACAGGTATTCTGTTATCGCGTTGGCGTTGGCGAAGCTCCTGCCGGTCAGCATCTCAAGCTCGGCTTCGGCCTCCTGGATGAGCTCGTAGTCGGTTGCCGTAAGGTCAACCTGAGAAGAAGTCAGACCTGTCTTTGCGTAGACTTTGTCCGCTGTCGTGTAGCGGGGAGTGTATGTCATACCTTCACCTCCGATTTTAAAATCCCTTTGTGAATTCCAGAATTTAAATGAAATTCCGCGCAATATGGAATCTTTCCTTTTCGTAATTGATTCCCTTTTTGAAATTTCATTTTATCCCCCTCCCCTTGGAGTTCAAAGCCCATTGGCTACTGCGTCATCGCCCTTCCGGTCGATGTCTCGAGGTGGTTGCCGTAGTACTGGCTACGGGCCGTCTTGTTTCTTTTTTCCTTTACGTCGTTTACGTCGTATGGTTCCTGGTCGGCCATTCTTGAACACCATCTTGAACATTTTAATCGTATATCAGAGTGTATCTCGTCCTGCTGTTAGACAGGGGCTCTATGCTCCACCCGTATACGTGGTTGAAAGTCATGGCTGTGATCAATGCCTGGATTGTCACTATGTCCGCCGCCGCGTCCGTGTTGTCGTAATCCCATATTTTGATTAAGGGCGTTATCGCCATTTCACCACTTCCTTAAATTATAATGGGGGCGTTTTTCAGCCCCCGAAGTGTATCTTTAGGCTTCCATTTCGACGTATGTTACAGAGTTTCCTGCCACGGGCTTGAAGTTTCCGCTCTGGAAATCCGTCGCTGCTGCGCTGTACGTTTGCGCGCTTGCGAACCAGTTTCCCGCGACCAAGTGCACCCCGGTTCCCTGGAACTTCACCGCGTACGTCATGCTCGAGCTCGGCCCGTCCAGGAAGCTGTTTCCGATCACTTGGACTCCGATGTCCGTGCTCTCGTTCGCTTTCAGGACTCCGTAGGTGGAGCACCATTGGAAATGGTTGAACCTGATTATCGGCCCTTGGTTGGTCTTCCCGCTCCCCGATGCTATGTACACCCCGATGTCGCACTTCCTGAATAGGTTGTTCTCTACGATCACGTTCGCCGAACATCCTTTCAGGACGAGTCCCGGTAGTCCCGTTCCCGTGTTGTCGTTGTCGAAGAGACAGTTCATAACCCGGCAGCTTGCCGAGTTCTGGCTTGTCCCTTGCGTCACGTCGCCGACCCCGTAGCCGTCGCCAATTACAAGCCCGACCGTGTCGCCGTCAGACCCGTCGAAGCAGAATCCGTAAATCAATACGTTTCTTGCTCCGCAGAAAAGGCCGATTCCAGCCGCGCTCGATGCTTCCGCGTTCGTGTCCGTGAATGCGTGCTTCGTTGTCGCGTCCCCGCCTCTCCATTGGGTCTCCCAAGGTCCTGCGATCGCCACCAGCTTTATCGAGTCGTGCGTCTTCTCGATCAGGACATTTTCCTGTATCTTGCCAGGACCGACGAAGATTATGTCGCCCATCCTGTCGCCGCAGGTGTCTACTGCTTTCTGCACGGTCTTGAACGCTGTTGCCCAAGACTTGCCGTCGTTCTGGTCGTTTCCGGTTATCCCCTGCGGGTCAACGTAAAAACAACTCCCCGGAGTGTTCGCTCCAGCAAGACCGCCGCTGAAGGTGATCATCTGGTCCATCGTGTACGGCCCCGCAGTAAAAGGCGGCGCTGCCACTCCCCTCGTTCCTCTCATTCCCAAAGGCATAGTTATCCCTCCCTTATATCGGGTTTTAAAGGTTTACCCACAACCCTGCCTACTTGAAGTACAGCACCACGCCGTACTGGCCTGTTCCGCTCGCAGCGGTCGACACGGTCACCGTTCCTGACGATGTCGTGGTCGATGCTGTAGATGCGGCCAATGTCGCTCCCGCCGCGCTCTGGTAAGTTGCGAAGATCGCGACCGGGTACAACCCGCCGTGCTTGGTCAGGTCGACCGTGAATGTGTCGGTCCCACCTACGAAACTTGAAGCCGTCTCCATCACGATGCACTTCATAGACGTTACCGGCGCCACCTCTTTGAGCGTCCCGTACGATTCGATGTCTCCTCTCGCTGTCATAATCCATCCCTCCCGAATATTAGACCATCAGGGCTTACGCCCCGATGTCGTAGACCACCCAGTTGAACTGCGGCGCTTTCACCACCAAGGCTTCGTAGCACTTAAGGTGGAACTTGACGCTGTCGTTCGTCTTGGCGAGCTCCTCGTAGCTGACGTCCTGGAGAACCCTCATCTCGATCACGTTCGTGTCGAGTACGAAGAGGCTCCTGCCGGTCTGAGGCACCATCGCGCCTGTCCCTGCGGTCGTGCTCAGGAATCTCGACGCTATGATCGGAATCCCCTCGAAGCTGACCGTGGTTATTCCCCAGGCGATTGTCTGGGTGCTCACGTACCTGAGCTGGTCCTGTATCAGCGACTTTATGACGTCGTACGTCGCGTAGTCGGTCACGATCAGGTTCGGCTCTCCGCCCCTGGTCCTCGGGGTTCTGATTGCCGTCCTGAGCGAACTTATCGACAGGCTCACTCCGCCCAAGTCCGTGTAGTTGCCTGCAGATCCGCCGTAGCCGCCTCCTGCAGCAAGCCCAGATGCGTTGTTTCCTGTTATCAGGTTGTAGAGTCCGTCGAACGAGTACGTCGCAGTTATCGTTGTCGAGTTCACCGGCTCGGTCCAGTTGGTCGTCGCGTCTCCCAGAAGTATCGCCGCTTCCTCGAGCCTCTTCAAAGCCAAAGTCTTGTTCTTGACCTCGAGGCTCAATGCGTCTACGTATCCGCCGCTTGAAAGATACTGCTTGCTCGCCGCGAACATCGGACCAGTCACCCTTCCGATCGAGTATAGGTACTTTATGTCGAGCTTTTTCCTTGCGAACGTGTCGTTCTGCTCGTTCTCTGCCGGGTCTTCAGGTAGGAACTGCGCGGTCGCGATCGCCGTTATCTGGTTGTACTCGGCCGTTTTACCGTAGTTCGTTACCCTCGGTATCAGTTCCACCAGCGGAGTCGCCCTTCTCGTCAGATCGATTATCTCCGGGTCCACGTAAACGGGTATAAGCACCGGCAGCGTCCCTGCGGAGTATGTCGAAAGGGTTGTGGTAAGGGCTTTCTCGAATGTCATCCCCTCGACGTTGCCTCCCGCGTTCTCGATCCTTGCTTTCACGTACGCTTCCTTGAAGAAAGGCATGCTTCCGTGTTCGGCTACGCTTGTCTCGTGGCCGAGAATGTCGGAGCTTATTGCCTTCCTCATGTCGTACCCGCCCGATCCGTCCGTAATGAACATCTTCTCCGGCAGGTTCACCGATTTATGCAGATTCATCAACATTTCCATCCCTCCCTTTATTGCGTAAATTTCACTTGTCCCTTGTTTATTTTGCCCTCAACCGTGTCGGGCTGTGCGCGATCCGGCCGCCCCACGTCGTTGTCCATCATCTTGTAGAACGGGTGCTGGTAGAATTTCTCCACCGCCTTCTCGGTCTTCTCGATCTCCTCGCGCATGTTCTTCAACCGGTCGTTGACCGATTTCTCGACAGAGCTGATCTTGTCAGCGAGAGCCTTCTCCATGCTGTCGAGCTGTTTGTTTATGCCCACAAACAACGGGCTCTTCGTCAGGTCCACTTTCGCGGACTTGCCCATCGGCGTCTCTTGGGTCCTTTTGCCCTCGATGTCCGAACTGGGCACGAAAACATCCGCCTTCTGGCCGGTCATCTTCCCCGGAGTTACGGCGTGGCCGTCGGTGGTTCCAGCGGATTCCGATTCCTCTGGATTCAACGAACTGCCGGCCTTGACGAGCTTGTAGCCTTTCTTCTTGAGTTTTCTGTAGAGCGCTTTCTCCTCGTCATCCATCTCTTCCTCTTCCTCGTCTTCGGACTCTTTCCTCATCTCGGGCTTGGCGTCCTCTTCGTCCTCGGATTCCTTTTTGCATTCGGCCTCGTCCTCGGACTCCTTGACGAGCTTTCCGCCTTCCCTGTGGGTCGGCTTCTTCTTGCACTCGTCCTCTGCTTCGGCATCCTTTTTGGCCTCCGCTTCGGATTCCCCCTCTTTCAGCTTGACTGCTTCCTTCCTTGCCATAACATCCCTCCCAGAATTTTTACCCAGAACGTCCTGATCCTCCCCGACGCTTCGATCCGTTTTCCTTTTGGGGTTCGCGAGCGGATCGGCCATTGAGGGTTCCGGGCTGAACATGACTTTAGAATCGGGCATATCTTTCTTTGTTTTGAGCCGCGTGTCGTCGACGATCGGCTCGACTTTGTCCCTGTCGAAAAGGCCGATATCCCCGCTGTCGAACTTTACCTTGACCTTGTCGGCGTACTCGGAAACCAGTCCGATCTTGCCTCCAACCTTGACCTTCTGACCAACCATCAAATTGGCGTTAGACATGTCTGACACACTCCCTTGAATATATCCGACCAGCAGATCGGGCATCTTGATACCGAGGCGGGCGGAGCTCTGGGAAGCTTGGCCGACTTGGCTATGGCCTGCGGTATGGTCAAAAATGACTCCGCGTTGCTTGGAATCCCCACCACGCTCACCTCGTATATGCTGACGTCGTCCAGGACTTTAATCTTCTTCCCGACGGTTCGGTCGTATTCCCAGCTGTAGCCCTGCACGTTCCCGCCTACGCTAAGACCCAGTTTTATCCCCGCGGCCAGCTTGTTGAGCAGCATCGGTATTTTGTCGTTGGTGTCCGGGTTGTCGAGGGATATACGTATCTGGACCTGGTTGTCCACGATGTCGGCATCGTTGATCACGCCCAAAGTATTTTCCCAATTATGCTCGTGATTTCCGAAGAGGTTCACGCCCTTCGTCTTTATGTCGGCGGCCATCCTCTTCAGCGCATCGATCGACATCTTCTCGGAGTCCCTGTCTACAGAAGTGGTGCTCGCTATGCCGGTCAGCATGTTCGACCCATCCTTTCGGAGGGGAATGATAAAGCTGAACGACTTATCCATGTTTAAAATTAGGTTCGGATTCACTATTTAAGCGCGTATGTTTTCGGGTCGTCTCCGGTGGCTTGGACATTTTTGAACCCCTTGAGCACGTGCGTGAAGGAGTTGTACGAGCTGGCCTCCCTTATCGCGGGGCTTTCCGAAGCCTGTATCCTGCCGTAGAGCTGCCTTGCCTTCATCGGGCCGTGGGTCTCTAATGTCATCACGACCAGCCTGTTCAATTCCTCTCGATTTTTCATATCCTGTCCAGTTTCTTGTCGATCGACTGCAATAATTCTTTTATCTCCATGAGTGCGGCAAGCACGGCGGCCTGCTCGACCGGCACAAATAACGGCTGCGCACGCTTAGGTTTTTCCCCCACGTTCCTCGAAGCATCATGCATCGGTCTTTGTATCGGCATATTTTCACGTCTGGATTATCATTTCCTGCGCGTTTGCGGCTGTATGCGACAGCAATAGGATTATGGAATACTTGTCGCTTCCGTCGATGGCGACATACGATGCGATCCTGTCACCCACGGCCGCAGTCCCGGCCTGTATCCAATCGGTCGGGGTCTCAGGAGACAGCACCCTGTTCTTCACATCGAACCTGTAAATCTGGCTTATCGCCGAGGCGACGTATGAGTTCAGATATCCGAACCTTCCCTTGTCCGAAGCGGGCGCATATATGCCGCACGATCCCGTGGTGAGGTTCACCGCGCCGTCATAGACGATCGCGTTCGACCATGTCCCGGTCGTCCCTCCGGAGATGTCGAGCATGTCGATGGTTGAAACGCCGCCTCCCCTGAACGAGAATACGTAAGAGTGCCTCGCGTTCTTCGCCGCATCGGGTTCTATCCCGAAGGAAGCGAATGTCGTGCACCCTGCGGCCATCGCGCCGCCCCTCACTTCGAAATATGTCGTATGCCATGCATCGTTGTTGATCGAGTTCGTCCCGTTATTCACAACCGACCCGGAATAATTGTAAGTATATGTCGTGGTGGTCCCGCTCGACCAGAGTAATATCAGATTTGGAAGCTCGATCACGAACTTCGCCGTAGCCGATGGCGTCACGGCCCAGTTGCTTCCGAGCGTGTACACGGGCGATGCGCCTGCCGTATGGGAGGCTATTATCCTCCTCTGACCGGTTGCCGTCGGAATTGAAGCGTCCTCCACGATCCTTATCTGAAAATTTCTGTATTCGTTTTGCAGCACGGTTGCGTCTCCTCCGGAAGATTGGCCCGTGATAGTTCCCGCGGCCGAGGCCGTGGCGGTCAGGCAGTATTTCGAAGTCCCGTCGTATTGGCCCGCCCCGACTTTGAAGCCCTCGCCGGGCTTGCGGTCGTAAGGCACGTATTGCTCGTCGAGCGCTATTCCCGAAAAATCCGTGGATATCGTGGCCGCGAGGTTCGTTTGCGTGCACGTCGTTAAAAGGTTTGCCGCGACTTCAAAAGATTTCCAGCTTCCCGAAGCGAGAGTTCCGGCGTTGAGCATGAACACCCTGCCTGCTATTATCTCATAGGTATCGCCGTTCGCCGGCGTGAAAGTGAGCGCGCTATCCAGAAGGATCGTTGGCGTCGTGCCGGAAGTATTCCCGATTATCCAGCGTTCTTCGGTTTTACCAGACCCCCCGGCGCTATTGCCTTTTATCCTGATCCTGAAACCATAAGTCCCGCCGCCCCTGTTCGCCAGCATGTTCGTCCCGACTGATGTGATCGCCGTGGTTGTGACGACAGAAGTGGTCGTGCACCCGGCCCCGATGTTTCCCATGAGTCCGCACGAAGGCGCGAAAACCACGCCCGATCCGGCTCCGAAAGTCCCCGCGAGAGCCGGCGACTGCACGAAGTTCCAGCCCTTCTTGATTATATTGTACCTGTTCAGAACGGTCGCCGAGGCTAATTGGTATACGAACGGATTTCTTGATATGTCGTTTCTCAAATCGGTCGCGAGCGAGCTACCGGCCGCGTGCGCGTTTGGAGCCGGCGCTACCATCACCCACATCTGCCTGTCGATCGCATTCTTGAAGTTGTTCGTCATGTTATCGTCCTCCTGACGACGTTCGCCCATGCGTTGATGTTCCCGCCGATCATAAGCATCTTGCCCTGATACGAGTCTATATTCGTAAGTCCTGTCACCGTGGTTACGGTCGTAACGGTTCCCGATTCTATTATATCCGTGGCCCTCATCCTGTTGAGCGTCTTGTCCACATAAGGCGGGTTCGCGATCGCTGCCAGCAGATATCTCAACGCAACTATGATTTCCCCGAGTTGCACGTCAGATGGTTCCGTCTTATTCTGGAGCTCTGTAAGGATCGCCGGAAGATTGTCGGTGCTGATTTTCACGCTTGCGAGATTTCCCCCGCTTTCCAGGGCCAGCAGGGAAGTGTCCACGTTGAACCCGGTCCCCGCGTTCGCGGTTACGGTCCCGTGCACTTCCGTCATTGGCGCGGTGTTCTGCTTAACCATCAGGCAGTCGTTTATTCCGTCGTTAACGACGTCGACTCCGGTGTCTCCGATCGTGACGTCGCCGTGGATTTTAATAGCAACGTCGCCTTCAGGGTCCAGTACGAACTTCTGGAACTCCCTGTCCCTTATCTCGTCAGGCAGCGTCATAATTATTACCTTATTGCTTTGCTACGAATCTCCCATATTTATCTTTATGGAGTGTAGTACTCGCTCCAACAGCATCTGCACATCGGATGTAACGGCACTGTATTCCGCGCTTCCTTAACTGTGGACACCTGCCCGTCTTTGTCCGCGCACTCCTCGCAACGTCTGCCGTCTTCCGGGCTGGCTATGAAAATGACCTTGTCGCCGCCTTTCTTGTTTATCCTTTCGAGGTTGCCTTCGTTCGTCAGCCTGATCACTTCCGTCCTGGCGATTTTCTCCGCGCGATCGCGGTCCACTCCCGTACTCTCGATCTGTCTCGCTATTTCTCTCATGCCCTTCATCCTCGCGATCCCGTTCTGGAGGATCGCCTGGATGCTTTTCACCTTGGTGTCGCTCAGATCAGTCAGGTAATCCTTCAGAGTCGCCCTGTATATCTCGCTGGCCGCGTAAGCTATCGTCTCCCCCAGGCTCTTTGAAACGTCGAATCCCGCGTAGTCCTTTGTCGTCATGTCCATGTCAAGCGATTTCGTCATTCCCTTCGGCTTGATCGCGGGTATGGATACCGGCTCGATCGAGTTGTTGGCGGTTATCATGTTGTACATGTCCTCGAGACCTTTCGCCTCGAGCAACTGCTGCGTGTTGAACCTCGCGCCGCAGTTCGTGCACCTGACATCCTCGTTCATGGTGCCTTGCGTGTTCTCCAAAGAATTCAGGTAAGACAAGGTGGGCTGCCCGCACATCGGGCAATGTATCTGGTCCTTGTCGGATCGCCAAGTGTGCTTCCCCGGCTTGGCGTAAGTATCCCCGAGGTGGGAGGGGTTAGTCTCCTGGTACCTCGGGGGTTGCGTCCGTAGAGAATTGTTCCTCGGAAAATTATTGGTAGGTTTCGGGTTCTGGGGTTGTGAATCTGCGCCCGATCGCCTCCTTGGCTGTGATATCGGCTGGTCGTTGTAATACGCTCCGACAGGTGCGACGTAGCCTTTATTGGCCTCGTTCATGTATTCCTCGAGCTCTTTCTTCTGCTCCGCTGCTTCCTCTTTTATTTTCTTTGGATCGCCGGACTCCAGAATAGCGACCAGTTTCTTGTGCTCTTCGATCAGGTCATCGTAACTCATCTGCCTGAACTTCGCTGATTTGAAGTTCCCGACAGGCCGCGTTCTCGTCCCGTAAGGATGGTGCAAGGCGTCCCTTCTTTCGTTATCGCTCTTCTGGTCTCGCTGCTCATTGTACGCCTGACCTTCTTCAAGGTCTTCCTTGTAACCCGGCGTCTGCTGGTCGGTCTGGTCCCGGTCGGCGTTCTCGGCCGGCGTCTGTCCTGGTTGGCCCTGCGCTTGAACCATGCCCGGGTTGTTCGAGGTATCTCCGCCTTCGATCGGGTCAAGGCCAAGTTCGTTCCTCACTTCGTTTACGGTCTTCAGCCCCATGTCCAGCTCCTTCTTCCAGTTGTCGAGCTTAGAACTTTTCTCGGCGGGGTCATCGTAGATAAATTGGAATTCGATCCCGTTGAACGGGAACTCCGGCAATATTCCCGTGTTCATGTAAATCTCGAATAGTTTTATGAACGGCCTTATGCCCTTCCTCTTGGTGAGCTCGGCTTGGGTGGCTGACGTGCTCTTGTTCAGGTCCTCGGTTATCCCCAATTCCGCTGGTGTCAATCCGAACTCCGATATCACCCAGTTGAAGTACTGCTTCTGGGTCGCTAAAAATTCAAGCTCCCTCTGCGTTTGGGCGAACGGCTGCCATTTCATCTCCTTGTTCAGCACCGCCATCTTGTGCGGCTGGGCCTTGAATTCGTTGTTCCACCAACTCATGAATGCCTTCATTTCGGTCTCGTTGGTGTCGAGAATAGACAACGCGCCGTCCGGGATAGCCGTCTCCTCGAAGAATCTTTTATTATAAAGCGTCGAGTAGTGGAGCGATTTTATGATGTCGAGGATCGCCTGCGTCCTCGCGTAGCCGTAGGGTGACATCGACCTCGGTTGCTCCATCAGGTAGACTATCTCGTCCTTGTTGAACCACATCGGGTGCGCGGGTATCTGGAAGCTGTACTGCCAGAAGCCTTTCTCGAATCCGAACTTGTCGATCTCCTTCAGAAATGACGCGCCGTCCCTGGAGTAAATCTCCGTCATGGTCCTTTCGCCCATGGGTTTCAGCATCGGCGCTCCCGACTTCGGCTCGATCTCGTCGAAGTTGTACGACCCGATGTCGAAGACTTTGACTATGATCCCCGCATCCAATTCGAGAATGTCCTTGATCGTAGCTCTTAGGATGTGCTGGAAGGACTCGCCGTTGTTGTTGGGCTTCTTGAGGAATTCCTTGACCTTGGTTATCCCCTCCTCGACCCACTCGTATTCATAGCCCTCTTTTGGCACGATGCCCCAATCCAAAGAACTTATCTCGTCGATGATTGTTTTTACGCATGCGTTGACCCAGAATGTCTGCGAGAATTGGCGCAACTCATTCGTGTCCACGCGTCTCGGCTGCCCACGAATCGGCTGCCAGAAGTACTCGGTCATTACTGCCTTGCGACCCTCTCCCGAAACCCACGGCATTCCCGTCGAGGTCCAGTAGTTCCCCGTCGCGAGACCCGTGAACGGGTTGATGTCCTTCCTGGTGGTCTTCAGATCGCGCACTTCCGATCGCAGCCTTGAGACTTCCTTCTGGAATTTCTTGAACTCGGGGGAGAATTCGCTGGCTTTCTTGCCGGTTGGTGCCATGATTAATATTTAATCTGTTTCACTATTTAAGCGTTCCCAAACCTTCCCAAAAAATCAGCCGTTCCTGCACCAGCTCTTGGAGTAGTATTTTTTGAAGTCGTCCGCGTTGATAAGCCTTCCTGATGTGGATTCCACGTACGAGCACACCCTGACCCAAGCGTGCCCCTGGTTGTCCCCGTTTCCCGTGTATATCCCCTCGCAGTACTCGGCCTCATATCCCGCGTTGTTGTATCTTCTTAATAGTTCCATCGACATCTCGTCGCAGTTGTAGTCGTCCGTGTATCCTTTCTCTTTTACCAGATTGGCGGCGATCTGCGCTATGTCGGAAGTCTGGCAGTCCTCGATATAATTCGTTATCGTGTTGGTCGCGTTCGGGCACGCGGGAACATTTACGATCGGCCTCCCGCAAGTAAGATTCACCACTTGCGCGGGAACCGCCGAGACCTCGCCCGTGTATGATCTCGCGTATATCCCGATCGCTATCCCCAGGAACAACACCGCGACTATCGCTATTATGTCGTATCTCATTTAAGCCTCCCTGTTATTAACGCGTTCTTCTGCTGGTTTACTTGCAACATGCCGAAGACCAGCTTAGGCGCAACAGCCACCTCGAACAGCATCCTCATCATCATTGCGTCCCCGAAGTCAGGGGATCTCCCGATGTTCTCCTTTATGTCGTCCTTGGGCGTCACGTACAGCTTCCTGTCCTTGTCCGGGTCTTTTCTTTTTATCTGCTCCAAATCTTCGAGTATCTTCTCCTTGATCTCGACCGGGATTTCCCTGTATATCCCGATCGTGTTTGAGTTGACCGCGTCAGCTAAAGCGAAATAGCATTGGGACTTCAAATTGCCGAAGTTGTGAGTTACCGGCCGCCTTGCTATACTTTTCTCCTGGACGAACGGCCTGCTGTTGTTGACGAATCCTTTGATGCCAGGCAAATGATCGACCACGCCGCCCCCGACCCCGTCCTCGTCAACCACCACCCGGCTTCTCGGGATCGAATGGATCGCGCACAAGTCGTTTATCTCCTTTTCCGTGGCGTCCGTCATCTGCTTGGATTTCTCTATGACTTTCTCGACGTACAATCCCTTCCAGATAATTATAACGGTCTTGTCCCGGCCTGCCCTCGCGACGTCTACCGTCATGAACCTCTCGCTTTCCTGCTTCAATACGAATCCGTTCGTGAACATGTTAACTAAGTTCTCGTATTCAAATAGCCTGCTCGGGTCGTCGTCGAACTCCCAGTTGCCGTGAAGTAATCTCTCGATCGAAGCCCTGTCCATCCTTTTCAGGTTGTCTATGTAATGCGGGTCGATGTACGAGTTGTCCGTAACCAACGCCTTCATAAATTTTCTGTATTTCGGTAGCGTATTGTCCTTGGACGGCTTGTAGAACTCGTAATAGAGGAAGTTCTTGGTCGGGTTAGAGCACAGCAGCATCTTGGGTATCAGGCCGAACTCCATCAGTTTGTACCTTATCCTCGACATCGCGATGTTCTTGGCTTTCGTGCTTATCTGCGAGCACTCGTCCAAAAACTCGCCCGTGTACTCGGTCGATCCCAGTTTGTCGAACTCCGGGTCGGACGGGTCGTCGCCCAGCTCCCTAAGATAGACTTCCGACCCGTTGAAGAACTTGATTATCCCTTCCATCGAGCTGTAATCGTAGTCCTTCCCTGATTGCAGCCCCCAGCTTCTCAAGACGTCGAAGAACGTAAGGAGCGTCGAGGACTTCAAATGCTTCAAGACAGCCCGGCCGATCATCCACCTGGAACCTGGGTATTGCAAGCAGCCGGAAGCTATCCATACGCACCCCAGATAGGTCTTTCCGCCCCCTGCTATGCGCCTCCGCCGTAAAGCAACTCAGTTGTTTCTTTATCATGAAGTATTTCGAACGCCTGATATTGCTTTTCGGTCGGAGACCACTTGATTTCCTGCATCAATTCCACCTCCCACCATGTTCTTTTTTGTGGCATGGTCGGCATAATGTTCTGCCGTTGGAAATATTCCATATAATTTTGCACGATAACGCTTGCTCAAGCGTCTTTATATTATAATTGTTTATGATAGAAACGAATGTTTTGATATGGTGAGCATCCAATCTTTTACCGATTGAACCGCAATTCCGGCAT